TCCACGTAGGCCTATGCAAGCTTGCGAGCGTCTTCAACGTTGCCCGCAGCATCAGCCGCCCTAAGAGCCTTCTCGATCTGCGCCAGAGTGGCCATTAGCGAGCCCCATATTTGCTGACAATGTCGTCAATGCCGGGCATGCCAACATCCTCGGAATCGCTCCCGATGGCGGCGTCGATAGCCGCCCTGTTGTAACCCTGTGCGGCCCAGACTTTCCCCTGGCGCTGCAACCCGCGCTCGATAATGTCCCGCTGCTTCTTCAGATTGGCCTTGATGATCTTGGGGTCCATGCGAGGATTGATGTCAGCCTGATCGAACGCGGCCGCTTCGCTGGCGGTGAGTGCAGCACCGAACAGCTCATTGCGAATCACGTTCTTCTCACGGTCGTACTGCTGCCACCACTCGGTTTGCCCGGGCGTGGCCGCAGGAAGCATTGCATACGCCTGGATGTTGCCGAGGCGACCTCCAAGATTTTCAAGATTGCCGAGTAGGTTGCCGGCATACGTGTCCTTGAAGCTGGATTGCAAGTCCGTCAAGTTCCTCATCCGCTCGGCGTTCTTGGTCATCTTCTCGACTGTGCCCGCAGTGAGTGCCTTGCCCCCGATAGCGTCATTCTTGCTCGGCGCAGACTGGCCCAGGACTAGGCGCTTGATCTCTTCTTGGCTGGCGCCCATCTGCTGCGCCAACGCCATGCGCCGCTCAAGGTCCGTAGGCTGGCGGTCCTGTGCAGCTTTTGCCGGCCTCCGCCCAAGGCCAAGCTGCGACTGCATCTGAGCTCCGCGCCGCGCGTTCGGCAACTCCAGGTGGACGTGATCTCCCTCATCCAGCGCCTGAAAGCCCATGCTCTTGGCGCGCTGGATGAAGTCAGGCCGGGAAGATGCAGGCACCACAAAATCAGCGGCAGTGCCCCTAATGTGCTGACTGTTCGGAACGCCGCCAACCGCCTTATTGTGCTCGGGACTACGTACCCGGCTGCTGATCTACGCCCCAGGAAATGCGGAAGCCAGCTGCGTATATTGCTGCTACACCTGCTCAGGCTTCAGGATGCCAATATCGGGCGCACCAAGGCCCGGAGACACAGCGCCCAGCAGCCCGCCCGAAGATTGGCCGCCATTGATGGGTTGCCCATCGATTGTCCGAATCTGGCTGGGGTCCATCGGGTCGAACAGCACATCAACCTCGCCGCCCTGCCCGTCCCCAATTCGGCCCATCTGCCAGCGAGTCTGCCTACCCTCGATGGCATCGCGAAGAGCCTTCGCACGCTCCGGGTCATAAGAGGCCAGTTCGGCATACGTCTGCGGATTGATCTGGCCATTCTGGACTGCCTGGCGCGAAAGCTCTTCAACGCGGGTATTGTGATCCATGCCCGCCATCGTCCGCTGCATCATGGCCTGGCGGTAACGGTCGTTGACGACCTGGTCGCGGGATTCGCCAAGGCTGTCATAGCCACCGAGCAGGCCCTGAGTCAGCCCGATCCCAAGGTTGGGAGACGACTGGATACCCGCGGCCAGGGCCAGCAATCCACGCTTAACGGCCGCGTCCTTGTCTTGCGCCCCCATTTCAAAGCCCGGCATCTGCGACTGCGGCATCAACTGATCGAATAGACCAGCACGCCACCCCTGCCCGCCCCCGCCCAAAAACCGAGAAGCCATTAGCTCTTCCCCTTATTGACCTTCTTGGCCAACTCCTAGACCGCGCCCGTTAGGGCGCCAAACATGTCAATGCTATTGATGTACTCCTTTGGCTCCATGCCAAGGGCCTTGTAGAAGTCCTGCGAGTAGGTACCGGCATGCTGCTCGGCGTCTCCCTTGTAGCTCCACGTCTCCACAGGCATTTTCTGGACAGCATCCAAAGCGCGCTTTGAATCCATCGGCGTCTTGTTCTCCTTGATCGACTCGTCTGAGAAGAACATTGCAGCCAGTGCCGCGGCAGTAAGGGCGTTCTGCCCAGCGCTGCGGTAGTTCGGATTAGCTGCGCTACTGCTACTAGACTGGCCGCCGCCGTTTAGGGCTCCCAGTGCACCAGTCAACAGGCCAAGATTGTTCTTGTCCCAGTCACGCTGTTCGATGAAGTCACCGTAATCAGCATCCAGCGCGCTCTACAAAAGTCCTTGCTGCTGCAGGCCAATATTGCCCAGCGCCTGCGCACCCGAGAACCGCGACTGAGCCAGCGACGGGATCATCCCCAATGCACCCTGGCGATTCGACATGTCCTGCGCCCAGGCGGACTGCTGGCGACCCAGGTACGAGTCTGCAAGCTGCGCCTGGCGGTCGTAATCCGCATTGCGCAGGTTCGTCGAGACGCGGCCCAACTGCTCGGCGAGACCGCGGTTGTCCTCAGCCATGGCCTGCTGCATCGCGGTGCCGCCGAAAGCACCTCCCGCGTTGAACTGGCTCAGCGTTTGCGGGACAACCGAGTTCTGATAGGCCCGCGTCACGTCCTGCTGGGCGTTGGCGATCATGTCGCCCAGATACGGATTCTGGCCCGCGTAGGGGTTCTGTTCGGCCTTGAACCCGCCCTTGCCGGCAAGCATGTCGCTGACATAGGCGTCGCCGATGCCGCTCATGTCGTAGTTCTTGCTCGCCTGGAACCGGGCATCGTCGAAGCCCTGCAACTGGTCAGGCGAGAAGCCAGCGACGCGAGGGCCGCCATAGCCGACGTAGGGCTGCTGCGAGATCTGGTTCGCCCGATCAAACGCAGTCCGAAAGTAGTTCTGGGCCCACTCAGGCGGCCCGCTGTTCTAAACCGTGGTCGTGGTCTTGCCGCCGCCAGAACTCATACCGGGACCTCGTAAGTTGCGGAAATCAGGGGGAAGCGCCGAGCCCAGCCGGCGCGGGGGCTTCCAAAGGTGATGCGCATGATGCCCTCCTTGGTCGCGATACCACGCAGCAGGTCGAGCCCGGCCTCAAGCACGTCCTCGGCGCCGGCGTTGTGGGCGATCCAGACATGCAGCGCCGGCGTGCCAGAGAACTCCGCCGCGGCCTTGGTAACGACCAGCAGGCCAGCGTATCCAGCGTCGCTCAAAGCGATGTAGCACGCCACATGCCCCGACTTGATCGCGTGGTAGACATCCTCCTTGATCCAGTCCTCGCTGGCTTTGGCGAGCACCTTGTCCAAGCTGTCGCTAATCCGGGGCCAGTGTGCCCGAAGCTCTCGCGGCCCTACAAGTACGAATTCCATTAGTTCCCCGTTAGAAAGCGCTGCTGCACCCAAGTGCCTGGGGTGCCCGCAGCAACGCAGATCCAGCCAAACAGCACGTACTTGTTCGGCGTCGTGCCCAGCTCAGTGGGCGCGGAGTTCCGCACAAAGTCGCCCTGTTGCCAGGTGCCAGTGGTCGGCGCGGCGCTACGAGCGCTATAGGAGGCGGTCATCTGCCCCTCGGAGAGCGCGTTCACCTGAGTCGCGATCAGCCGAAAGTGCTCGGTCAACTGCCGCGTCAATGCAGGCAGATCACGCAGCTAGGTGATGTTCGGCGGTAGGCGCGGCTCGTCGGGAATTCTCATCGCTGGCCGCCTTGTTCGAATGCAATGTCCATCCCGTCAACCGTCGTCGCCCCAGTGAAGTCCAGGCGTAGCCGATGCCACATCGACTCTCGGCGGAAGTCGAACCCATTGCGCTGGTACGCGATGGTCTGGTCTTGCGTGGACGAGTCGCCGAAGTTGTCGCGGTAGAAGTTCGTTGCGGTTGACGTGCTAGGGCGTACTCGGTATCTCGGCGTGCAGCGCTTCAGGAACGAGTAGCCAATCAGGTCGCCGAAGTCGCCGGTTTGCAGGAACGAGGCGCCCGGTGTACCCGTCAACGAGTACAGCGTATTACCCTGAAACACGCCTGGAATGGTGCTGTCCGACAGCCAGAACGGCGAATCGTACGGAATATCCGGCAGGCTGTCGTACGTCGAGTAGATCGAACCCAGGCCGTCATAGGTGATCTGCCCACTGCCGTACTGGAGCGCCGTCTAGATGGCGATGGAGCGCTTGCCCCAGCGGTCCAGGCGGTAGTTGTAGACGAGCTGTGTGTCCAGGGCGCCCGTAACGCTCGACTTGCTCGGAAAGTACCAATAGACCAAGTCTCGGGCCGTGTCCGCCACGCCCACGATCCGATCACGATAGGTCGGGTTGAGGTTCTCGAAGAACCATTCGCGAACCGGCGTCGAAGTGCTGTTGAAAGTCGCCCCGCCAATCGGTCGCGGCACCGTGCCGTCGAACACGTAGAAGTCGGACGGCCCGACAAAGAAGTGCTGCGTTCCCACGACTACCAAGGACTCGGCGCCAGAGCAGCCGATGTCGCCAGGAATGCGCGTCCATGCCCAGACGATAGGGGCGCCAACGTAGCGGCCCAGGTACATCGAGGTGTTCTTGTAGGCCACCACATCCGAGCCAAGCGGACCACCTGCCCGGATCGCACCAGGCGAATCCAGAAGACGGCCTGCGGCGCACTGAGTGGTGACGCTAGGCGTCCAGTCGGCCTGATTGCGGATGGCGCAGCAGCCCCACCCGTCCGGCGCATCGCCCAGCGTCATGCCGTTGATGTTGAGGGCCATCACGAAGCCAGCCGCGGCGACCAGGATCGAGGCCGAGGGGGCGCCGGCAATGTCCGCAAAGGCGCCACCCGGCGAGGCCTGATTGATGACCTGAGTCCGGTTAGCGCTGAGCACCTAGTTGCCGAACACACAGAATCGGGTGCGATTCGTGCCCGTGTAGCCGCCTACCCTGCTTCGGTCCGTCCAAGTGCCGCTGGTGGCCTCGTAGATCGCCGTAGAGGTCGCCGCAAGGGTCCGCTTTGACCCATCTAGCAGTTCGGCCACAAACGCGCTTGTAGGGGCGCTGGCGAGCGCTGGATAGCCAGAGGCCACCAGGCTCGCACCCGCAGCCAGTCCCCGCGTGGTCGGGACGATGTTGTCGCAGTCAGTCAGGACGCCGGGAATCGACGGGTCCAGATCGGGTGCGAAGCCGGTCAGCTCAAGGCGCACAGTTCAGCCCCGACTGCATCGACGGCGCATTGCCATAACGATAGCGGTCATCCTCGCCCTTGATGCCGTCCATGATCTCCTGCAGCTTTCCCTGCCAGGTGACGATCCGCATGTCCTCCTTAAGGAACGGGGCGGACTCAACCAGTGCGCCGAACAGATACGCCCCGGGCTCACGCAGGACTAGCCAGTTCTGAGTTTGAGCCCCGCTAAGCGCGGGGATGGTCTGGAAATAGGTCAACTTGTAATCAACTGTGCCGGCCGAACCGACCAGGACAGCGTCGCCGTCCTGCACCACATAGCCAACAGGGTAAATCAGCAGTTCCGCCGCCTGTAGCGCGTCAGGAGGGAGCGGGTTGATCTCCTGATACACACCACCACAGGCAATGCGCAGCGACTACACCTCGCGCAGATCCGAAGGCAGCGTGAACGTACCGCCCACCGCGGATCCAGTAACCGTCACTAGCATCTGCCGAGTGCGCAGCTCACGGTTGAACCGCGCCTCAGCCAGCTAGATGAAGTCGGGGATGGACGAATTCAGGTCCGCCCTCGCCAACCAAGTAGCAATGCTCTGCTGCAGTGTGGAGTAGTCGTTGATCACTTAGATGCGCCCAGTCCAGATTCGAAACTGCGAGAGATCGGGGTTGTTGAGCATTGCCTTGACATGCACGGGGTCGGTCATGAACTCGTGCATCGTGATGCCGGTCAGCGCCAAGTACTTCTCGATTTCGATCAGCGGCAGCCGAGCCGCATGACGCATCTCGCTTGAGCCGACCTGTCCGTTGGATCGAAGCTGCTTGGCCTGCTCCAGCACCGGTTCCACATCCTGCGACC